ATAAAATAATCTGTATTGAGATTTTTCTCTTAATACTAAACTAGTTATTATATAGGTATTTATGCTTTCTGTCAAGTCCGTTACTAAAGGTTGTATTTCTTTACTAACCGTGCCTAACTCAACGTCACCAATTCTTGCTGTACCGGCTACAGTCCTTAAACCATCAGGAGCTAAAAAGATTAAGTCACCACCAATCTCCTGAATACTATATCCGCTTGAACAACCTACGTTCTTTGTAACTGGAACAATAGCAACATTACTAGCATCATTTATATTTATAAGTTTAAATATACTGTTTGTACAAAATATAAATAATTCATTACGGAAACCTTTAATGCCTTCTATTTGGTCTTCTAAAACTATTGACCCTGAACCTGTACCACTAAAACTTGTGGGGTCTAATGTAGAACTATAATATATTGTGTTTAAGTTATCTTCAACTCCTGCAGCAATTAAATGCTTATCGTGAGTTGTAATATATTTTACGTGCTTTGTTCCTGTAACTGTTATTTCTTCTGAAAAGAATGTTCTAGTATTTAAAGCACCTGTACCTTCCATTCTAAATATGTAAGGTTTATTAGCTCCATCTGATATAATAACTTGACCATAATCAAATGTAGCTCCTTCAAACAAAGCAAACTGACATTGTCCTTGTCCAGTTCTTGCAAGTACACTACGTCCTGTAAAGGCTGTATGATTATCTCCACCACCTGCTACAGAACTTCTATTAATCTGTAACCAACTTGTACCGGTGTTACTAAAATAAATATTTGTACCGGCTGCTACAATAACTCCATCAGCATATGGAAACACACCAAGTATCGTTGCTGTACCTCCTGTAGGCTGTACTGCACTTCCACCACCGTATTTAACAAAACCATTAATACGTCTGTATCCACCCTCTGTAGATACTTCGAAGTTTCTTAATTCTCTTGCTACACCGGGAGTTCTTAATAAGTCTATTGAGTTAGCAGACTTAACTAAACCACCATCACATGCAACTGTATAAGGTTGCGACTGTGCCACTAAAAGTATCTCCTATCGTCTGTAATATAATTTGGTGAAGGATTTATAAGATTCGATTTCATATGTCGTAATCCTTTTTTATAATCATCTAAAGCAAAAGCTGCTTGTTGTGGGCTTTCTTTAAACTGCCACACATAGTAACGAGCTCTAGCAGTTATTACATTAGCATACTGGTCTGGAAATACTATTTCGTCACTATAAGCTGACAAAGCTGTTGGTGCATTATATGCATAAAAATGCACGTTATAAACTTTATCAGGTAAAGGACTTAATCCAAACTTACGATGGTCCGGGCTACGAATAACATATTTCGGTTCTCCATAGTTTTGAGAATCAGCGTCATCTGAATTTTCTGAATCTCTAAAGTATCGTGTCCAATCTTCTAATGTAATAAATTCTAAGCCTTTAGAAACATAAGGAGCTGTTTCTCCACTTACATTTATTGTTGTAATATAAAAATCATCCCAATCAACGGATGAATAGTCTGTAGTTATATTAGAACTACCAGACTTTAACAAGTACCATCTAGTACCTGCAACACTTGCTACAGTAACATTACCATAGAAAGGGTCTGTTCCTCCACTAGCTGCAACTGCAAAGAAAGGAAGTTGTGGTTCTTCATTTGCAATGTCGTTTAAAGATTTGTTAATAGAGTTTTTAACAAAGTTTTGAATTCCTGTTGCAGTAGCAAACGTAGATGAAGTTAATTCAATTTCATTAAGTTCTCGCAGAACATCGTTAGTTAGTGTAAGAAATGTTGTTGCCATTATTTTTTATGTTGCTTTTGAATTGCAAAGTTAGCAGTAAGACTTGCACCTTTATGTTTTACAAACTTACCAGTGTGCTTCATTAATTTATAATCTTTACCATCTTTCATCCAATGGTATCCTTTAGGTGCTTTAACTTTCATATTAACAAGGTTTGGCTTTAGGCATTCCACCTTTATTATATTTTACACGTCCTCCTTTATTCATCGCCATTCTTTCACCCATTACAGGTTTAGATTTTTTTGAGGCAGTACGTTCTTTTTGTATTTGTTTTGCAAACTTGGCAAAGGTCATATCCTGTGCAGCTCCCATTTGTTCTCTATGACTTAAACCTGTTGCACCTATTTTTTCTCCATATTTATTATATCTAGGTTGAGGTGAACGAACTTTAGCTAGTTGAGCTAATTGATTTGTTACTCCATATTTTGTTTTTGACATTTTTTTATATCTCCCATAAAAGGTGGAGAGGTCCGTTAAGACCCCTCCGATTTTTGTATTAGTCTACTACGTAAAAAGCAGATACTAAAGCTTCGTCTCTAAGTACGTTAGCTCCGTATACGTGCAATCCACGAACTATGTCACCAAACGATGTTGGGTCTCTCAACACTTCAGTTGAAAGAATAGTTTGTGCAGTAGCTGTAGAACTCATGTGTCCTGCAAGTACTTTACCACTAGCATTACTTGTAGCAGCAATGTTATTGGACTTGTACATGTCGAATCCACGTAGTTTTCCAGTTGATACTAAACCATTTCTGATTGAGCCTTGACCTGCGTTGAAATCAACAGATAGAAGTTTAGACCCAGACTGTGACAACTCTTCGTAGAACGAAGGAGGTGCAACAAACCATCTACCTTCTTCAGGTATATTTTGGTCGTCTAGTAATCTAGCCATTCTAGCCATAAGGTCTAGAGCATCAACACCAGTTCCGTCAGAACCTAATAGGTCAACAGAGTTAGTTGCGTGAGCCATAGTAGCGTCAGCAGTAGCACTGTCAGAACCTATTACGTGGTCTGGAGATGATGAAGAAACTCCGGCAAACATCTCAGCTATTACAGCAGCATCATACGCATCTTTCAATGAGTAAGCGGCTGATGAAGTAGCAACCTCTTTGAAGTTGACGTGAGACATATTAGTTTCAATATCATCTACGATGAATTTGAAAGCATTTGCTTGGTCAACTACCAAAGAAAGCTCTTGGTCAGTTAGTCTAGTTTCAGTTGTGTCAGAATTTCTTGTATACGCTGATACAGAAATTACTGGCTCTTTAATAATCTTTACAGAATCTCCGAAAGCGGAAATCTCACCGGCATAGTCGGTGTTCGTAATAGCTTCAACTACCGAGGCTTTTCTAAAAAAGTTTAAAACCTTTTTAGAGTAAACCGAAGGTAAAAAGAAACTATTAGTCTGTCCACTTACGGAGTTAGCAAAGTTTGCGTTGGTATCCGTTGAAGGTTCAAAAAATTGAGCCATGATACATTCTCCTTTAAGTTATAGTTATAGTTTATTTTACGATTCTGCCTTCTTGCATAGCTAAACTGATTTCTTGTTCATATCTATCAAATTCATCCATGCTTAGTGCAGCAATCTCCTTTTCTGACCAAATCTTTTCCTGTTTAGGCTCTACACTTGTTGTTTTGGTAGAAACCATATCAGCAGCCGATTGTGTCATTGGTTTAGAAGATGACTCTCTTACTTGAGAAACATCCAATCCTAAATCCCTTTTAAATAAATCAAGGGCTCTAGAAGCTAGGTCTGCATCATCGCTATTACTGTATACCCAATCTTGGATAGACTGTGGTTGCGTTTGTGCCCACCCGTGAAATTCATCGCTGTTTCTGATATTTTCAAAATCAGGATGTTTTTCAACTAACCTTTTTTCTGCATCTTGACGTATTAAATCTTGCTCACGTTCTTGGAGTTTGCTAAGACGTTCTTCTAGAACTTTTGCCTTAGTCTCCGATTGCATATGGGCAACAGTCTCTACGACTTCATACACATCAGGATATTCTTTCTTAAATTGTTCTAACTCGTCTTCAGTTTTAGGAGCTCTGTATTCAGTTCTATTTTTAGTAGCTTCATCCAGTAACTCTTGTTCTCGACTTTTGAACTCATTAAGTTTACTATCGTAATGTTTTTTTAAATCATCATAGCGTTTTTTATAGTCGGGTTTCTTATAAGGTTTATCCTCTGAAACTGCTTCGACTTCTTCTACATCTTCTACTTCAGATTTCTCTGTAGCTTCAGCGTAAAATAAACTTTCTGATGAAACAAAAGGTTTATCGTCTCCTTTATGCCAAGCTTTGTTTTTATTATAAGGATTAGCTTGAACTTCTTCCTCTTGTACGACTTGTTCAGTCATTTTCTTTTCTCCTACTCAGGGCTTCGTTTAACAAGGTAGCTGCGTGTGCACTTGCAGGGCTTGTCTTGTAAAGGTAGCCTTTCGGTTATTATTGTGATAAAGTGCCTATGCCTAGGGTAGCTCTATCGGTTGTTAGCTCCTTACGTATGGTCTAGTAGAAAGCATAGATTTTTTAAGTTCATCATCAACTAGTTCCGATTGCTCTTGCATTGCTGCTTGAGCCCCAACTGTCTCTTTAGTAACTCGAATGTCCTGTTGCACTGGCTGTTTTTCAACAGGCATAGTAACAGTTTCTT